TGGCCCGGTGCTGCCCTGGGTGCCGGTGGTTGGCGGCACGTACATTGTCAAGAGGTCGCTCATTTCAACCGGCGTGGCCTCGATGACCTGTTTGGAAAACCAAACGACGTTCCGGTCTTCGGCGTCGACCATCCAAAGCCTAGTGTCGAAGATCGTCATGACGTCGGAGGCCGGCGCATTGACGTCCTCGAGCACGCCGCCGGTGGTGTACAGCAGGTTGTTGCCCAGGATCGACGCATCGCTCGCGGCGTCGACGATGGCGATCGAATCCGACGTGGTCACGTTCGCTTTCGGGGCCGTGATGCTGGTGACCTGATAGTAGTTCTGCTGGGCCGTCGACCACCGGTACAGCACGATCTTGACGGGATTGGCCGTTTTCATGGTGAGCCGCAGCATCGGCACGTTGACGGTGTTCGTCGACGACGCTGTCGTGGTCACCTGCGATACCGGGAGCGACGGCGCCGACCGGAAGGCATTGCCCTGGTTGTCGGTCCATTCGTAGACTGCCTGATAGTAGTAGGTCTGCGCCACTAGGCCGCCGGCACCGGTTGCCGTCGTCACCTCGACGCTGTCGGGGAATACGAAAAAGTTGTGCTCAACCGGCAGATAGCCGTCGTACATCCACAGGAAGCCACCGGAAATATGGAGGTCGCCACCGATCTCAGCGGTGTCGAGCGAGGCCGTGCCCACCGCGAAGGTGCCGAGGTTGATACCAGTCTGCGAATAGATGCCCGCCATCTGGCTGCCAGCCGGCACGTTGGTGTTTTTATTAACGGCTTGGATGAGGTCTTTGAACAGGTACGCGACGCTGGCCGTCGAGCCCGAGACGTTGACGCCGGGCAGGCCAAGGGTGAGGTAGCCGCCGCCGTTCTGATAGGCGAGTTTCGCCGCGATGACCGGCGCGGCCGATGTGCTGCTCGATCCGTTCACTAGGAAATAAGTCGGCTGATAGGGGCTTTGAAATGCCGCCAGCACACCGATGACGCCATCGACGATGAACGCCTTGGACGCCAAGCCAACACTCCTGATCAACGTGATGACGGAACCAACGACTCCGGCGGCGGTGACGTTTACACTCGTGATGAAATGCGACGGGATCGCGGCATCGTACGAGTAATTATTCGACCTCTCGAAAAACACCGTGACGCTGCCATCCTGCGCCGCCGATGTGATGTTGAGCTCCGCGACGGCCGCCGTGATCAGGGTCGGCGCCAGCATCGTGTTGAGCAGGGAGTTCACAGCCAGCGTGTAACCATTGTTGGTCCCACTATCATAGAAGCTGACGTAGACCACCGGGCTCGCCGGCACCGAGACGTCGGCGGTGACCGACATCATCGTGGCCTTGTACGTCGCGAAAGCCACGGGCGTCACGAGCAGCAGCCCGGCCGTCAGGTACGTCACCTTGATCTGCTGGCCGCCGGTCGTCGTGTTGTAGGCGACGAACAGCGACGTGCCGACTACGTAGGCATCCCACGACAGCGTCGTCGACGAAATGTAGGCCGACGCGATGTCGGTGTTGGCGCTGATCACCGAGGTGTTGAAGGCGTTCACAGCGACATACTGGAGGTGCGACACGGCGGTGATGACGTTGGTGAAAACGATGATGAAGTTGGTGCCGAGGTAGAACACCCGCATGCCGCCGGTGACGACCCCCGACGCCACGGGGATCACCGCTGGCGCCACGATGTTCTGGCCCGTGACGGCGTCGGCGATGGCGTACTTGGCGGTAGTCGTCGAGCCATCGCTTTCCAGGTAGACCGTGCACACCAGGCCATTGGCGGACACCGCGGCGTCGCACGCCGTCTGGTTGAGGTTGTTCCTGATCAGCGGCAGCGTCGACACGCTGAGCGGCTGAATGGTGCCGCGCTGCACCCATGCGGCGCCGCCGGCATTGTAGGCCGCGATGTTGGGACCGATCGCCGTCAGGTTGTCGTTGAGCGTCGTCAGGTATGAATACGAGGTGTCGGGCAGCGATGGCAGCGCGCCATAGCCGTTGCGTTTCTGCAGCAGGCCGCCCTTCTGGAACACGGTGTTTTCGAGTTCGAGGAACTTGCCGACCTGGACGCGCTTCTTGTCGGTCTTCGTGTCGAGACCCTGGGCGAAGCTGATGTCGATGCCTTGCTTCGTGATCATGTATAAAATACCGTCACGGTATAGGCGGCTGCGCTTGCATCGTTGTTGACGACGCGAATCGTGCCATTGGGCGACGAATTTTGCGTGAAATAACACGATGTCTCGGTAGTTCCACCGACGGAACTACCGATAGGATTGTAGTTTGTGCTCCCGCTGATGTTCCCCATCCCTATCATGCCGAGAAGCGTGTTGTATGATCCAGACGCCATCAAAGTCACCGAGTTGCCGGCGCCAGCCGTGATGCTTCCGGTGAATGTGCGCGTGGCGAACGGTGCCGACATCGCGCCCGTTGAGTCAACAGCGAGCACTGATGCGGTGGCGGCCGTCGGTAGGGCCAGTGGCAGCGTCATGGAGTAGTTCGCCGCCAAAACCGCTGACGCGCCGACCGTCACCGTGTGCGGGCTCGCGATTTGAGCCCCGATTACCAACGGCCCCGTCGACATCGTCGCCGGCGTGTTGGTGGCGCTGCGCCAGGAGAACGTACCGCCGGCGAACGACGCCGACGCCGTACCCGACGGCAGGCCGGTGATGGTGCCGGTGGCGCCGGTCACCGACCCCGACTGCGTGATCCGGACTTGGTTGCCGGCCCCGTCGTTGTAATAGAGGTCGACGCCGGCCTCGTAAAGACAGCCGAGGTCGGTACCGGCCGAGATAGGGGCCGACTGCGCGGCAAAGCGCACCGACCTGGCGGTGGTCAGGTCGTTGCCGTTCATCGGCAGGTCCGACGTGATGTTGATGCCGTCTGGCGTCACCGGCACGCCCTGTCCGGTGCCGTGGTCATGGCTGTCGATGGCCGCCATGCAGGCGTTGAGGTCGTTCGCCCAGTCCGGGCCGGGCTCGGTGCCGACGTCGGGCACCGGCAGGTTCATGTTGGGGCTGATCGTCGTCGCGGTCATGGCGTCACCTCAAAAGACGTAGAGCGAAATGGTTGCGACCCCGCTGGAGTTCAGCACCAGCGTCAACTGCGGCGTCTGGTTGGTGGTCTGCTTGTCGTAAAACGTCACCGCGGCGTTGTTGCGCACCACGACGTAGCCCTGCAGGGGCCGCTGGAGCCGGTGGTTGATGACGTTGTCGCCGGCAGCCAGCACGAGTCCGTCGAGGACGTTGCCGGCGGTGACGGGGTTGCCCAGCAGCGGATTCAGCGCCGCCGCCCAGCGCGGATTGGCTAACTCCCATGGCAGTTTGGGCGACAAGTTCACCATCCGCCCTGCCCCGACCCGCCACCGCCGAAGCCGGACCCGCTGAACATCGGATCGGCGCGCGTCGGTGAAATGGTGTCGGGCACGCCGACGTCGCGGTTCTGGCTGGCCTGCGTGATGCGGTCCTTCAGGAAGGCGATTTCGACGTCCAGCTTCGACGTGTCGCTGCCCTCCTCTTTGTCCAGGGCATACTTGGCGGCCCGCACGATGGGGTACCGCAGCCAGCCCGAGTAGCCCAGTGTCGTCACGTCGGTGTCGCTGAGCAGGGCCGGCAGTCTGGGGCTGTACCACGCGCGGATCTGCTGGTTGCCGGCTGGCGTCGGGATTATGTCCCAGAAATTGCCCATCATGCGGTACCGCATGTTGTACACGCCGTAGATCGTGCTGGTGCTGTTCGGATAGACGTACTTGTTGCGCTCGATCCAGTTGAATTTCAGCAGCGTCACCCAGGCGTTGTTGCTGGTGTTGACGCCGAGGTCCATGCCGGCCAGCTTATACATCGCCTTGGCCGGCAGCGTCGTGCCGGTGCTGGGGTACGTGCCGCCGAAGAAGTTCGAGCAGCCGTCCGGGAACGGATACTGCTGCGTCGTGCCGTTGGTGTTGACGTAGACGAATTCCGACGAAAACAGGTCGGGGTCCGCCGTGATCAGGATGTCGTAGAGCTCGTACATGGCGAGCCGCAGGAAGGCGTTCCATTCGCTGGTGACGACGAACTGCGAGCCCACGCGGTCAGCGGTCTGCTGCGACCTGAGGCGCAGTTCGAACAGCGACATTTC